AGAGTTCGGACGATAGCCAGATAGTCGTCACCCTCTAGGGGTGGCGTCTGCAGGGTATCGAACATATAGTCCCGGATTTCCTCAATGTGGAAGAGGTTCCAGTTGGCTGTCGCGGCAGCACCGGGCGTCCCGTTTGTAGTGATATTGTTGGTAGCTGCGCCGGTAGGAACGTACTTGACGCTCGCCTTCTTAAAGGCCACCGCTGCCTTGGTGTCTAGCACCAAGCGCATCTGGTCACGCAGCTTCCGCTGGATTGGATTTTCAGTGTCGAACTTCGACAGGTCTTGGGACAGGGAGGTGAAGGGAACAGCTCGGCCGATCTCCTTGACCGTGATGGCCTTGCTGGAGAGGTTGAACTCGTCCTCAGGGATGCGGGTAGTTTCCTCGAGGTCCGCCGAGACTGGCTCGGTAATGTTCTGGACCCTAGTAAGAGTGACGGTCTCACCGTTGTTGCGGCCGTAGCCGTCTACGGTGCGAACATGATCTACGAAGACCGAATTCTCGACTGCAGCCTCGTAGAGCTTAGCCGCCAGGGTGTGGTTTTTGTAAGTACCCGTCGGGGCATCGAATGTCCAAGTAAACTGTGGCATCTAAGCTCTCCGATTATGCAGCAGTAGCGCGGCGGTTCTTACGCCTAGCGCGGATAACGTCTGCAAGGCTGGTCACTTCGGCCTCCACGGGGGCAGCACGTCTGGCACTGGGGACTCCCGATCCTTCAGCAAAAGCCTTCCGGCCTTTTGGTCTCGCCCCGCCCGAGTATCGGAGAATGCGTTCGCGTGTCAAGTCGGCCAACTTTTTCATAGCATCGGCCACGGGAATATTTGCCAAGGTAGCCAGATTGCTGTTCAGGGTTAGTTTGACCAGATCGTCGTCATCCTTAAGATCTTTGTGTTTGTCGTAGAAGCCTTCCCAGAACCGCTGCTGACCCTGGTCGCGCTCGTACTGGGAACGCATCTCAGCAGTGGTTTCGTCCTTGGCTTCTTTCTTGATCTGGGCGACGGCTTCTTCAGGGTTGGTGAACAGGTAGTTCTTCCAATCCGTCTTGGGAGGTTCCGCTTTGGGTTCCTTTGGAGTGGCCGGAACCTGGTTGCGCCGCAGCTCAGCTAAGTCGCGCTCGTGCTTGGCGTTCTGCTCTTGTATCTGCCGCTGCAGCTCGGCGACGGTTGGTTCAGAGGACGGCTCATGCTCCTCGATTTCGTCGTCTTCTTCCTCATCTGGGTCTACAGGGTCTTCCTGGGGCTTCGGCTTGGGCGGCTCATCCTCCATAGGAAACTCATCACCACTCTCAGGAAAACCGCTTTGGTTCTTACTGGGTCTCCGGGCCATCTCCAAGCTCCTTCTGCGCTGCTATATCACCAACTCGTTGGGAGGACTCTAGGTCGGATATAAGGTTCAGCATGGATGTTATCTCGGCGACTTTGCCGAGTAGCTGGTCGTGGGTATACTGGCCGCTTCGATACATACCAGCTAGCTGCTGAACATAGCCGGTTATTCTGGTGTTGATTAGGGGACTACGACGGCCAGAGCAAAGCCGGCTTCGCGGCCTCTATCCATGGTGTCCAGGCGGTTTAGCCGCTTCTCCTGTTCGGCCTTGCTAACCATACTGCTGGTCCTCGCTGACCTTCATACCGTTGGGTATCCAGAGCATCGACCTTCCCTTACGGAGGGCCTCCAGCTCGTGGTTGCGTTCCAACAGAAGGGCATTCACTTCAAGCATAGTCCAGAAGGCCTTTTCCAAGAAGGCCTGGCGGCTGGCCAGATTATCTCGGGGTATCCTGTCGCGGTTCTTGTAGAACCAGACCGTCAGATCAGCCATGCGACGCTCTAGTGTTCTATTGCCAGACGCCTGAGCGTTGTGCATTAGCTCGCTGATTAGGGTCTCTTCGGAACGGCCGTTCCTCACTTGTAGTGTTTCCCCCTGTTGCGGCTCTGAGGCCAGCTTGTGGGAGATTGCTCCTTGGTCAGTAGACCAGCCGGGCCGCTGATCTTGTTCTTGGCGTTCTTGCTGGTATCCTTGCCATCAGTGGTAGCCTTCGGGGAGCCATAGTTTCCTAAGGTCCGCCCCTTATGATTGACCATTCTGTTTTCAGATGCAGACATGCCGCCTCCTGGTACATCGCTATCAGCTATCACAGGCATATGGTTGTCGTGGCTAGCTGCGCCAGATTGATGTTTCACTGCTTGTCGAGCCATTAGTAATATGTCCTCCGCTTCTTTGGTTTCTTCTTAGCCTTCTTTCGCTTGGCGGCTGGGGGCTTCTTGGCGACTTTCTTCTTGTCTGCGCCATAGCCTCCCCAGGTGTTGCCTTCTTTATAGTCTCCCCACTGCCTTGCTCTCTTTGGAGGGGCTCTATAAATATCCGGTTGATACTCATAAGCAGCTTCGTAGGTGGTATCGGAGAACTCATGCGGATGCTTCTGTATATAGTCAGCCTGCCTACGAAGCCAAGCTACAACACCACGAAGTCCCTTGGCAGACATGCCAGGAACGTTGTATACGGAGATGAAAGCGGCGGGGCTAGGCATTGGGGGGAAGTCCTGATGTTGGGTTGGTCAGCTGATTGACCTCGGCCGGAACCTGGGAGCCGCCCCCTACAGGGGGACCACCCTTAGCTTCGGCTCCGGGAGCTGACTGACCGGGCTGATTGGGCTGAAGCATCTGAGCAGCTGCCGCAGTACGCTGCATCTCCTCAGCGGCCTGCTTGAGCTCTTCCTGGTCCTTTTCTAGATCGTCTGGATTTATGTTCAGACGGTTCATGATAAACCGCAGGGCCTTGTCTGGCGAGAACCGGACCATGAAGGCCTGGAAGAGCATTGGGTTCATCTGAACAGCTTGCATCATAGACATCATCTTCTGGAAGTCGAGGGCCTTCGCCATTGTGCCCGACAAGCCGAAGACTTTGAACTTGGATTTGCCCGCAAACATGGCAAATCGTTCCTCCGGGCTCGCACGCATTAATAATAGAGCCACGGACTTGTCAACAACACTCGGCATCACGTCGGGCGGTATGTCGTCTGCGTTCTGCAGGATCGTCAGCCAGGCCTTGTGCAGGAGGGTCTGGATGAAGCTGGTTTCGATATCGGCAGTGAGGCCATCCAGGGTCACGGCCTGCGACTGAGAGGCCTCAACCACATCGGTAGCACGGACCTGCTTTGGTGGTAGCGAGCCTAGCTTTAACTCGTTGGTCAGGGCAGCCTGGGTGAACTCTCTGTCCAGGGCAGAAAAGACAGCCATTGCATCTTGCGGAACATTGCCAGTTCCGACCTGTTCCATGACCTGAGCATTATGGGGCAGTGTTTGCTTGACGGCTAAGGTCATGCCCTGCCGTACACCACCAGCGACCTGGTTGGGGTCTTCCAAGTCTTCAATGCGAAGCTGCTTGATACCCCACACAGCGGCCAGTCCGCCATCAAGCATCAGGTTGAACATCTCGTTTAGGGCGAGGTTCAGGCTGCTAGCGTCATCGTAGAGAGCTTTATGCCAGACTGACCAGGGCACCCTAACCAGGGGCACCGCTATGAAGGGACTCTCCTGGTGCCAGAACGGGTTGTCTTCTGGCGGACGGATCAGATACTTGTCGTCAGCCACTGTGCAGACGCAGTTGCGGTGGGCAACAGTACCGTCTTGGTTCAGCAGGGTTCCCCAGAACTCGTCCAGGACGACCTTCTTGCGAAAGGCCGGTGTGGTTGTGTCGTTCTGGTTGCGGTCCTTGTCAGAGCGCTCTTCGTCCTCAGCGCGGGGGAACATTGTGTCTACGAGCTGTTCCACTGCTTTTGCATCATACAGACCTTCATCGGCCGCTTCCAGGACTTCGTGCAGGTCCTTCTCGACGCGGTGGATTTCATAGAGGCCGTTGCCCGTTGGATCAGGGTAGTAGTCTTCGGAGCGGATCATATCTATGCGAAGTTTCCACTCCTTAGCTTCCTCCATTTGTAGGGTGTGTATCTGCTCGGGCTGGCCCCCTTCGGGGGGCGTCTCCATCTGACCACGCTCGTAGTTGTATCGGCGCGTAGCCATCATACCGCCGTGGACCTTGACGATCATAAGGCTTTCGAGGAGGCCATTCTTGACGCAGTCGGCTATGACTAGGGGAACCTTGGTGGTTACGTTGTTGCTTTGCCACAGATCGTCCAAGAAGCAATTCATAATCGATCTGACCTGCTGGCCAGATATGACCTGGGATATATCTCGAGCGAGGTCGACTGAATACCAGTCGCCGAACTTCATCAGGCCACGCTTTATGAAGGCAGTCATCTGTTCTACGGAGGTCGAAACCTTAGGTAGAAATTCAGTGGATTGTCCTTCCTGCTTGTGAGACCAGTCCTGCCGACCAAAGTAGGCATCCCGATTGATCTTGTTTTGCTGCAGTCGACTGAGCTTAGCTTCCTCAGCCTCGTTGAAGCACGCCCTGACGGCCTGGATGACAGTTAGGCCCTCGTCGTCCCCTATCGGGATGTCATCTCCCGGCTGCTTACCCTTGACTGCGGGCTCTGCCATATCGAGGTCCTGGGATTGTGTACTTCTTTCTCTTAGCGGTTACATCATACACGCAACGAACATGGACCCCAAGGCGATTTTCTGCATCAGAGTTCATGGGGATATGGCATACTTTGCAGCGTCTCCTGGGGGTATCTACGCGGCCATGTGCCCTCTGGAGATAGTCACCGTCTTCCGAAGGCATAGCCAGGTGCTCCTACTGTGACGCCAGACCTTATATGCTGCGAAGGAGGCCTTACAGGTTCCTCGAAAGATAGCCAATATCCGAGGGCATCGCTGGTGTGGGTGCGCCGAAAATAGGGGTCTTTCTTGTTTCTGGTCTTGAAAATACCTCCTTTTTGGTCCCGAAGCACCCCTTCGAGGTCAGTTATCAGTTCGGTGCAAGTTGGGTCGATTGACAGCCTGATTAGGCCCTTTTCGTCCTTACATAGGCGATTTACACTGTTTACCCGGTCAGGAATGCGAGGATTATCAGGGGGAACCCTCATTTTGATGGGTAGGTTGAAGTTCCGCATCTCCTGCATGACGATAAAGTAGTCGCTTTTGCCAGTTTGACCTGTTCGACGCTCTCCAGAGGCATCGCCATAGAGCCAAATCTCGGCCTCATGCGTTGGAAAGTTGTGCTTGAACATCTCGCACATCTCCGGAATGCTTCCTTCGTCCAAGATTAGCTCCTTGTGAATGCGATAGATCGAGCCGTCCATCTGTCCGACCAGGCTGACCATAGGTTCGACGTTAAAATCCCAGGTCCAACATAGCGGACGCCTAATGGCGACCTCAGGCTGCTCCCGAACATGCAACTGACGGTCAAAAGACCCGTAAGCTCGGGCACCTCCGATGCCAGGAAGCCATTC